TATAAAATGGGAATTTATGATAATGGTAATATTTTTGGAATAAAAATGTATAATTTTAATGATGACGATTTTGCCAATATATTATTTGAAAAAACGTATAATGAAATAATAAGTGATGAAGAAAAGAAAAAAGCATATTTATTCTATACCAAGTTGAATAACAAAAATGAAATACATTTTCAATATTATACGAAGGAGTTTTTTTAATGTGGTATCCAATGTCATTCAATCTATTTTTAGAAAAATTCGGCATTTGAAATGAGAAAAGGTGTAAGACGCAGAATTCCTTCCGTTTTTCCGATCCTTTCCCCCAGGTCCTTCCGTCATGTCTAAAATAAGCTATCAAATGTAGATTAGACCGAATTGAATGTAGTATACAGGGCCATTTTCCAGTTAATGTAGACTTTTCTTTTCTTTACTAGAATGATTCTGCGTTTGTTTAAAACTATCTTTATTAGTACCACGTTTTGTACTTCCTCTGTGAATAGTTTGACTTTTTTGTAAACCTTTTTTTTTCATCGTTTTTATTTTTGGCATGCGATGCACAAAGTGTATCTTATCACCTTTTCTGGACTTTTCCGCAAGTTTTTTTAAAATGTCTGCATATTTTCCTGAAGATTCAGGAGTAATTTTATTTTTTTCCATATTTAATAATAATAAATCTTTATTTCGTTCACGTAAAAGTTGGTTGATTTTGATTATATTTTCAAAATTTACTTTTCGTCTTTGTTGTTCCATAGATTGTAATGGTCCATTGGGTCCCTTTTTGTGTCCTTTTTCGCATAAGACATCATGAGAGCCTATAGGAATATTACGATTAGAAATTAAAGCGTCCAAAATGTTTTCTAGACTCATTTGTTCATTGGTTAAATTAGCTATCATTGGTAGTGTATCATGATAGGTAAAACATTTGCTTTTTAATTCAATACTTTCCACAAAACCAAACTTATTATACAAACACATTGCTTTTAAATTATAATAATTGCCAGCTAACTCTAATAAACCCGTTGAATAGTCCTTTGATTTCAATGTATACACGTAAATAAATAGAAGGATTCGACCAATAGCTATATCTTTATGTTTTTGTGAAACACATATTAAGTTTAATACCGGTGTATGGATATACTTTGGAATATCACATTCACCTATTTCAATAACCATAAAGCCAATGATATTGTTTACTTCAATATCTTCAGGCGTAACACCTTTCACAATGATTGTTATATCAAATAAGTCTTTTACTTGTAATTGGTCATTCATTGTAAAATCAAAAAGAATATTGAAATATTCTTTCCCGATGTCAGAGCAACTATTATATAATTTCGTTTGTAAGTCTGTAAATGTATTCGATTCTTTATCTCTAAACAGATGAATATTGTTATGAAATACAACTTGCACACCTTGTTCTTTTATAAATATTTTTGCTTCTTCAGGAAGGTCATTACTGAATATAGAAGATGATGATATAAGCGGAGAGTCCATTTAAAATAAGTGAAGAAAAATAACACGTCTAACGTTTTTCTTAATAAACGCACCTTTAACTTCTTTCTACATGTAAAGATGCAAACAAAAATTAAAAATTCTATAAAGACACAGAATTCCTTACGTTTTTCCGATCCTTTGTTATGGGGCGCGAAGCGCCCCCAGGTCCTTCCGTCATGTCTAAAATGAACTAAATGAAATTCTATTTTAGACACAAAATTCCTTCGGTTTTTCCGATCCTTTGTTATGGGGCGCTTCGCGCCCCCAGTTCCTTCGGACTTGTCTAAAAAGGAAAAAACACTTTTCTATTTTAGACAAAGAATCCTTTCCGTTTTTCCGATCCTTTGTTATGGGGCGCCTTGCGCCCCCAGGTTCTTCCGTCATGTCTTAAATGTACAAATCACTTTATGGATTGACTATGGGCCACAGCTGTCTGTGTCTAAAATAAGATCAATATTACTATATATCTACATCCAAACAAAACGACTTTGTGAATACAAGGACAAAAGTCTAAATTGTAATAAAGTCTACATTATGAACAATATTCATATCTTGTCCATTATCAAAAATATGTATATCGAAATGAACTGTTTTTTCTTCTTGTTTAATTTCCTTGATTAATTCTAGTATGTTGTTAAATACATCTTTTATAGATAATACTTCAGTAGATTCAGAGAAATATTGAAAATCATGAGGAATTGCTGCACCTTGATTCAATAACTGATCTCTTTTTTTAACAATCGGAGAAAAAAAGTTGGTGAGTTTTTCATTCAGTTTTAATCCATATTCATCAAAGAGAATCATAGCGGGCCAAATATCAAGGGAAAAGTTTTTTTTTTCCGTACGTGTCATATTCAAATAAATGTTATCATATCCACAATCAGATAAGTTCGAATCGTTTTTCATCACCAATTCGGATGGATTTTCATCGTCGTGTTTTTTTTCTATTTTATTTCTGCCTTTTTTATCTTGTTTTTTCGATGGAAAACGACAACGTCCATAATCAATTAATTTGGGCATATATTCACTGTAAAAAACAAGGGTACTTTCTTGCTTTGTATTAGTGTCGAAATGATAAATGTAACGAATGACTTCGTTTTTATATTTGGTTAAAACCAAAGGTTTGCACATGAGAATATTACTTAAATGCAAATCGTTATGATGAAAGTCAGGGTTTTGATCCAAGAAAAAATAAAGATGAAATAAAGTAAAAATGATTTCATTGTAATTCTCTTTTTTATTTAATGGGTATTTTTCTAACCATTTTTCTAAGGGGGTAGGAGAAGGGAAGTATTCGATCAAGATATAAAATGCATCGAAATTTTTGCATGACCATTCTGTGTAGGTTTCATCTGGTTTCAATTTATATATATCAGGTGATTTATCCGGGTTCAAATTTGGTGTCGAGTTATCTTCGACAAAATGATTTATATTTCTATTTCCAATATCTTGCAGTATTAATTTATTCGTTTTTCGATCAAATAATCCGTATGTATCGGTTAGACAAGGATATTTGCAATGTAACGTATTTATGTAGCAACCTGCAAAATACTCATACATTAAATTATCACCATAAAAATATTTTGGTGGACCATCTTCATCATCTTCTTTGTCTTCGTCGTCTTCGTCTTCTTCGTCTTCGTCTTCTTCATACCTTTGTTTTTTAATCAATGTTTTCTTGGCGAGTTTTTTAATAGTAAAACAATATCTATCGTTTTTTTGATATTTCCTTATAAACACTTCGCCATTGAGTGACTTTTCGTTCAGTTTTTTTTCAGCAACTGATAAGTCTTTGTTTTCAAAATATTCAAAAAACTTCAATGACATATTTCTTTGTTCTGACTTGCTGATAGTGAGAGGAATGTCATCTTCTTGTCCTCCTCCACTTCTATTTTTTTCTTTGAGGTGTATTTTGCATCGTTTGGTTGGTTTTCTGGAAGGTTTTTTGGACGATTCTTTTTGAATGTTTTTTGGACAATTCTTTTTGAAGGTTTTTCTAAGAACCATTTTGGTAGACGCGAATATATAATAGCTAAACATTTTCTTTCGTTTGGTTTCTGGGAGGAGGAATTGCACATATATAGATCCTTGTCTATGCTAATAAATGGTTCGCTTCGCTCACCGAAATATCTGATCTATTACCGGATGCATCTTTTATGCTGGTCAGGAAGCCCCGGGCTGCGAAGCGGCCCATATCACCGTTTGGCACCAATGGATTCATTTCTCTTCTCTCATTTTAGACTCAGGAAAGAAAGGATATATTTTAGACATATCGGGATTGAAAAATTGAAAGGGATATGAACGGATACATAAGTGATGGTTTAAGTTTTTGCAGTAAAATCGTCTAAAGCAAGAAGTTTTCTTACTTTTTTTTCGTTAGAATCATTACCATCTATTATTTTTGAAAATGTTTCGTCTGTAATCTTCAACTCTTTGATTACATTTATTTTTGTTTTATCATCAAAAGATGAATCATTTAATGTCGTTTGTAATAAATTCAATTTAGAACCATTGATAAACGTTTCTTTTTTTTGTACAAATGATTGTCCTAGTTGCCATATCCATTTACATGTCAGTTGCCAAACGAGAGTAAACAACAGAGCATGAATAACAGCTACTTGATATTTATTTTTTAAGGGTAATGTGATGATAATCCCTGGAGTAAAACAAAAAAACAAAACAAGTAGATATATCGTGATAGCCCAATTCATATCTATACTATATTGAAATATTTTTTGTTAAAGAAACCACCTTAAAAAGACGACCCGAAACTACCTCCTAAGACACCATTCGCCGCCATTGGACCCATATCCATCATCGGAGAAGGTGAAGGAGCACCACCACTTCCTCTCATCATATAATCATATCCTGATTCTTGTTTGCTGGTAGCCATAGGAGCTGGTGGAAACATATCTGCTTGTGTTTGTCCTAAATAATCACCTTGACTTGGAACATGTCTTGGTTGAGAAACACGTACGTTCTGTTTTTTTTCTTCTTCTGATTTTCCATTCCATAATTCCATAATACGATCAAATAAAATATTCACTTTGATACCTAGTTTGGTCTGAATACTTAACACAATTACTAAAAACGAGAGAATTACCGTAGTTAAATGAAAGGAATCGTATTTGAATTCACTGTATGTTGGAATATACGTAATGATTCTATGTATAATGATAATACCTACAAACATAATGACAATTTGAATCAATACTTCAATTAAAATCTCAATAGATGATTTATCTGGGTCCGCATCTGGAATAATACGTTGAATTAATTTATTTAAGAGAATAATCGGAATAATACCCAAAAAAGAATATTGAACTGTATTTAATATTTCTGATTTACCTTCTTCCGTTGTTGAAAAAACATGACTAAAAAAAGTTTTGGTAGATGGAGGTGTATAAACTCCTCCAGAAAATACTTCAGGTGGTTGATCCATTATATGATTAACGAAGAGAAAAATCTATCTTTCGCTAAAGAAATGTGTTTTTATTTAGAATGTGAGGAGATAATACATATTCATTGAAAGCAATATAAATCCAATCATTGGAACATACATCATAATGAGTTCAGCAGCATTAGCTAAAAAAAGACGTGCAAATGCACCTCCACCTCCGATTGAACCAAGATCACAGTCATCACCACCAACTCCTCCTACAACAACACAACCTGTAGGACTAACATTGCCACAAGTCATTGCTTTAGTCGATACTCGTTTAACAACATTAGAAACATTTATGAAGAATAGTGATTCTAATCAATCCAGTCAAGAAATAAATCCTGAGATTTTTGATGATTATGAATCACGATTTCAAATGTTAGCCACCGAAATTACTGAAATGAAAGATATTGTTTTAAAGCTACAAACGTTTACAATGGAGGTTAATAAACGACTATTAGAAAAAAACACATTGGTATAAATGCCATAAATAGATGAATACAAGAAATCCATCCTAAAAAAATATATTGCCAAACATATATTTTTTTGTCTTTTTATTTTTTTGATCTTCTTCTTTTTGTCTTCCTTCCTCCCTTTTTGTTTTTAAAACTCAATCTCTTTTTTACACTTTCCACCATATTACTGCCATTATGGTATACTTTTTTGGCATTTTTCATTGCTTGGCTTAAGGTATACGCAGGATCTTGCAACTTCCCTAAACTATACGTTTTTTTCACTAACTTGTTCCATTCGGTTGCCATTGTAATTATACTTTATGATAAGAAAATATATTAAAACATTTTCAGGATATTTTAAAAAGAATGGAATCTAATTTGAACGAAACCATTTTAGAAAATATTAAAACTATTCGTGAGGATTTTTATAAAAAGAATTCTAAAAATAGAATTTTTAAAGAAGCACAAAAACAAGAATGTGCTAAATATGTCAGTGAAACGATTCGGCTAAAAGATTTGATTTCTCATACTGTTTTTATTATACCCGATACAAATATCATTTTTTACAATTATCTTATTTTTAAACAATATGGTCATGAATCAAATTGTCCGATCATCATGGAATACTTTAAGAAACTTATTACCGATACTATTGAACAATATGGAAATTTTGAAATTCATTTCAATTTACAAACCTTTTCCATATCTGCATTACAACGATATTCTTCCATTATACAAACTGCATTTGATGAAAATATAATGTTTAGTGAAAAAATGAATCGTATTGTACTCTATTATACTCCTCACTTTATAGAAATGATTACCACAATGTTTTATAAAAGTATTCAAACCTTTATTAAACGTGTAGAATATGTTTCTAAAGAAAATAGTGAGAAACAAATTCGTATCGTTTATAGTAACCTTAATAAAAAGTGAAACTAGAAAAAAATAGAATTCCGAAAAAAACAAAAAAGGGATATAAATGATTTTTATAAATGATTATAAAAGTATATAAGAATGTGGAATCTATACGGAAAACATTACGATTTGAATGATTTTATAGATAAACATCCAGGAGGAAAACAAGTATTAGAATTAACAAAAAATCTTGAGGATATCACTGCTTTATTTGAAACATATCATGCTTTTTCAAAAATGGAACACATTCAAAAAAAATTAAACCTATATGAAATTCCAGTATTGGAAAAAGATCCTCCTTATCCATTGGAGTTTTCAAATTATAGAAATCTGGTAAAAAAAGTAAAAAATATATACCCAGATAGAAAGACAATCAAATCAGATCGTTCTTTTTTCTTACAAATGGTAGGAACTTTTTTCCTAATGTGTGCTTCTTTTTATGTTACCTACCTATCTACTGTTTCTTTTTACATCAAATGTATCAGTCAAATCTGTTATTCTACTTCTATCATCTCTATAGGATTTAATATGATGCATGACGGTTCTCATTATGGTATTTTTAAAAAATCATCTTACAATGAATGGTCATCAAAAGTTGTAAATAACATTTTATTTTGGAATTCCAAAATTTGGTTTTTTCATCATGTCTTTTTACATCATTCTAATACAGGACTAGAAAAAGATCCAGATATTCATATATATATTAAACAAAAATACTTTCAATCTTTTTATTCATTAGTAATATTTTATACAATCATTCCAGGACAAAAAATATTACAAGCAATATATTATAGTCTCGTTCCTTTCAAAAAGAACTTTTTATCTACCGATAATATTTTTTATCAAACGTTTCCTGATATTTCATATTATGATATCATTGATATTTCTATGATTGGCTTTCAATTATATTATGTGTATAAGGCTGGATTTCGTTTATTTCTTTTACACGCTTTTGTGCTGAATACGTTATATTTTCTTAATATTTATCCAAATCATTCTTTGTATGAATCAAAAATAGAAAATAAATATAATGGAAATGATTGGGCAAAAATGCAAATAATGCATAGTGGAAATTTTCTTAATAACAATTGGTTATGGACACGAATATTTGGTGGTATTAATTTTCAAATAGAACATCATTTATTTCCAAATATGTC